GGCCCAATCATACCCGTAGGTCCTTGAGCACCCGTTGGTCCTTGTAAACCTTGAGCTCCTGTGGGTCCCATAACTCCAGTTGGTCCTATAGCACCAGTGGGTCCTATAGCACCAGTAGCTCCTGTTGGACCTGTTAAACCTGTAGGACCAATCATTCCAGTTGGACCAAGAGCTCCAGTAGCTCCAGTAGGACCAGTTGGACCAATTTCACCTTGTATGCCTGTTGGACCTAACGCACCTGCAGGGCCTTGAGCTCCTTGAGGACCAGTAGGGCCAGTTAATCCAATTGAACCTGTTGGTCCAATAGAACCTGTGGCTCCCGTAGGTCCTTGTAAGCCAGTAGCTCCTGTTGGACCTGTAGGTCCAGTTAATCCAATTGAACCTGTTGGACCTTGTGGCCCCATTGTACCAGTAGGGCCAACATCACCTTGCGCACCAGTAGGGCCAACAGAGCCTGTTAAACCTGTAGGCCCTATCATTCCAGTAGGGCCTTGTGGACCTTGAGGACCTTGTAATCCTGTAGGGCCTTGTTGACCTTGTATACCAGTTGGACCAGTATTACCAGCTGGGCCCTGTGGACCTACAGCTCCTGTTGGACCAGTTGGACCTTGAGGGCCTTGAATTCCTTGAGGCCCTGTCGCACCAGTTTCACCCTGTGGACCTTGAGGGCCAGTTTGTCCTTGTGGACCTTGTGGACCTTGTAAATAACCTACGTTCAACCATTCATATACTCGATTGTCCCATAAGTAAATTGGATTAGAGTTACCTTCCGTTCCAATAAAATATGCCCAACCTTCTCTTTCAGGATGAGATGTACCTTCAGGATATGCTGTTTTTAATTCATTTAATGTGGCAAATAAACCCTTAATAGTAAAGTCATTACCACTATCACCTTTATCACCCTTTGGCCCTTGTAAGCCTTGTATACCTTGTGGACCTTGCGAACCAGTTGCACCAGCAGGGCCAGTAGGGCCTTGTGAACCAGTTAAACCTTGTGGGCCTTGTGGACCAGCCAAGCCTTGAATACCTTGTGGACCAACTGGGCCTTGTGGACCAGTAGCACCAGTAGCTCCTGTTTCACCTTTTGCACCTGTATCACCCTTGTCACCCTTAACACCATTGACAATAGTGAACTCACCATCATCTTGGATTAGGGAATTCTTGAATTTTAATTTTGTTCTTTGTACGAATTGGTGACCTGCTTCATTGTAGATTTTGTGACCACTAGATGCTGTGTCTTGCCATTCTGATTCTTGAGATTCACGATATTGTAATAGACCTTGGTCAGTGATGTTTAATTGCACTACATCATTAGAATTACCTGCTAATAATGTATCGGTTTTTTGAAAGTGATCTTTAACTTCACCTAAAGGGAATGATAATTGTTTACGTGTCGTTGTTTCACTATCTGGATCACTATAACCTTTTGCAGATGTAAAGACATCAGCTGTCTTTGTACTATCAAAGTTTGAATAATCAAATTTATTCATTCATGCTCCTTTCTTTATTTAATTGCTTTAACTATTGCATATTCAAATGCCAAGTTTGAAATAGACATATCTCTATCTAATTCATCGTTTTCAAAATAAACACCTGCCATTTGGATCTTCTTTAGTGAGCATTTTCTTCTAAATGTGTTTCCATAGTTTACCATTAACCATGCAAACGTATTCCATGCAAAATCACCATACATCTTGCCACCTACGATTATTGGTTCACTTTCAGCTTCACCACGTGGTGTTTCTTCGGTAATGTATTTTGCATAGATAATTGATGCTGTATCACCTCTAACTTGAACATAGACATTTTTAACTGTCTTTAAGTGTTGAGCAGTACCAAATAAAGATAATGGTGTTTGGTAATGACCTTCAATTGCCTCACCAAAATCATTAAATTCATTGTTTAGCTTAACTATCTTTGTTCCATTAATGTAATACAAGTTATTATTTATTTTTAAGTATTGATCAACATAGAAGTTATCAAATAAGAACCATGCTAATCGTTTTGCTTCTTGATTGTTTTGACCACTTGAGCTTGATAAGTAACTAGCCCAATAAGGTGATAATTGATAGTCCCACATATAAACGTGTCCATTTATTGTTAAGAAATATTTGCCATCAAAATCAACAGATTTAGCATTTGCTAAATTTTGTTCTTGTAGTAAACCACTATTACGATAACCACCTTCAATGTTATATGATATTTGTCTTACGTTACGTTCATCTTCAATTGCAGTAGAAACAAGTGTACATACACCATATTCACTTGAACACCATACTAACAAGTTGTTGATTAATTGGATCGTTTCAGGGCAATCACAACCTACCCTAGCATTGACAACAACACTAGAGAAATGACCTATTTCATTTCCTTCGGTATCTTGGCTAGTGTAATAAGATAGTGAGAACATTTCACTTGGTTTAAATACAATTAAGACATCGTATTGTTCACCAAAACCTGTAATATCTTCGGCTGTATTACCTACCATTGCATAATTGCTTTCTGGGAAATAAGAAGCATCAAAGACATCACTAAAGTAGTAGTTTGAATCACCACCACCAGCTAAGAATAATCTAGAGTTATTATTACCACCATAAGTACACCAATATTTATTATTTAAAATTGAGTTAATGTACTCTTGTTGTGTTTTGTATGCTGTGATCTCTACATTGTTAATGCCATAACCTGGTGCGCTAGTAAATGTTACTTGACCATTTTGTCTATTGAATGTATAGTCCGTTCCTTGTGTCTTTGTTGTACCATTTACTTTAATAATCAATGGTGTGTCATCATAAGGCAAGAAACTACCATTATCGCCTTTATATAGTTGGTAAACACTTGTTGTACCATCACCATGAAATGATTGTCTAAAACCACTTCCAAGCCTATTAAAATCATCAATAGTATCACCTTCACTATTGTTCACATAGTAATAATATTGAACAGTGATGTTGTTGGACCCACTTGCTGGTGGATTATTAAATGTAATAGTACCTAGTGTTCTATTTACAACATAAGTTGTTGGTGATTGTGTTGTACCACCAATTTTAACCACAATTGCACTATCGGTTAGAGATCCATGAGTTAATTGGAAAACCTTTTCTACGCCATCACCACTAAATGTGTCGGTAACTTGTACGTTAGCATCAGGGTTAGGGCTACGATTGATCAAAACATCAGGTATATAAGGCACTACCTCACTCCATGTTGTTCCATCATATTGGTAAAATTTACCACCACATAGGTAATAAATCATTTTGTTAAAGTTGATAAATACGCCTTTACTTGCAGGTATTCCACTAGCAATTTGTGTATCATCTAATTTCTTAATTAATGTTCCTACATGAATTAATGTTGTTCCATGATAATTTGCCATTGCATATACTGTGTCTTGGTATTGCTTGGCATATTCTTGACCATATCTTTTACCAAATGCACCATTACGATACATCATGTTTAGAACATCTGGTGATTGGTCCATTGACATTTTATATTCAAGATCCTTTAGGTTAATACCATTTTTACAAGGTGATTCAATTTCAAGAAGCTTATACTCTTGTGCCTTAAACTTGGGCGTTTGTAGTAAAGCCATCTATCTTCTCCTTTGATACAACCTTTTGGTTCTTGATTAGTTCGTTTTTATAATCTGTAATATAAATTGAGTATTTGCTCAAATCATCATCTATTAATAAATATGCAGCTAAACCAATAGGCATTATTTGATGTAAATAAACATCTTCGTAAACTAGCTCATCATTAAATGTGCTTACGTAAGGCACACTTTGTAAAGGTGCTTTGTCATTAAACATACGTTCATTGTTGTTATAGTCAAAGCAATCTCTAATCACTCTATTTAAGTTTGGAATTAGATAACTATCATAGATTGTTGAGTTTTCTTTTTCAAAGAATAATGCTTTTGTTGTTGCATATAATTCGCTAACTAACATCTTTTCTCCTTTCTTATAATGAGAAAAAGAGGGAGATGCTAGATCTCCCTTTTAATTTAAAATACTAGATTGAAGCTGCTTCCCAAATAGCATATAACTCTAGACCTGCATCAGTTGAGTATGATGCGCCTGGGTTATAAGTTGTGCCTGTACCAGCAGAAGCTGTGTTCCATTCTTTGAATGTGTAACCAGCTCTAACAGGTTTGAATTCAGTAATGTTATGGTCTAAGCCTTTAATCTTTAATGCCTTAGCAGGTACTTTACCTAATGAATCACCACCGTTAAGTTTGTATTCAATTTCGTAACCACCACCATTAGCAGCACCAACGTAAACGCCAGCTCTCTTAGTGTCTAATACGAAAGCATCAAATAACCATCTGATTTCCATTAAAGCACCAGAGATACCAGGAGCATCTTCATGAACCTTGATGTCTTTGATTTGTGTAGGTGCTAAAACAGCGTTCTTCTTGATTAGCATGAATTCTACGTTTGCTGGTAGATAATCATCTGGAATTTCAATTACTGGAATGCCTGATAACATACCAACTTGACCTTTGATAACAGCCTTATCAACAAGTTTTTCTGCACCGATGAATTCACTAGCTAATACAACCTTTGAATATGTTGTAGAGTTTACATAGAAGAAACAATCATTTACAGAAACGTATTTGTTTCTTAAAGCTGTAACTGCTGCTCTCATATGTTCAATAACGTTAGCTTTTGTAGTAGCTGCACTAGCGATACCAAATTGTACACCATCGCAGTTAGCCCATTTCTTAACGCAATATTTGTCCATCATTGGTACAAATTGTTCTCTTAATTCTAAAGCAACAACTTTACCAGCATTCTTGATTAACATTTCTTGCTTGTTGTTACCTTTGTCTACTACCATTGAAACTGACTTATCTTGAGTGATAGCCATTGTTTGAATAGTGTCTTGTACTTCTGTAGGTGTGCCATATCTAGATGTGCCACTTCTAGTGTAATCACCAGGAGCTTGTGTATCAATTGTGTAAACGTTAATTGATTTAACGCCATCCCAATCGTACTCATTAGATGTCTTACCTAAAATAATTGATTCTTCATAAAATTTGTCAGCAACTTTCTTGCTATACTTACTTGCTAAATTGATAGCCATTCTTGTTTTTCTCCTTTTAAGTTAAATTCGCTAGGAGAAAAGTAATCTCCTATGCGTTTAAGAAACCACTTAAAAAGTCATCGCCACTTTCTTCGGAACCAGATACCATGTTGCCAATTGATTTACGTTTGTTAATGTCGTTCTTTTCTTTTATTTGAACCTTTGATTTAAGTTCATCAATTTGCTTTTGCATATTTGCTATATCGTATCTTTGATACGCTTCTAACATAGAATTACCATTGTTCATATGGTCTATTACCTCATCTGGTAGATTTGACCAATCAACATTAGGGTATTCTCTTTCAAATTCCTTAACTTGTGCCTCTAATCTTTCTTGAGTAGGATCTTTTTTTGTTGCGTTTTCAATTTGAACCTTACCTACTTCGGCTTTTGCTAATCTTTCTAAGATAGCCTCATCCGTATCTGGATTCTCTTTCTTTAGCTCTTGTAGGCGTTTATTAGTTTCAAATTGTGATTGCATATTAGATAAATTGTTTACAAAATCGTTTACATTCATGTTGTTGGATCTTGCTAACTTGTCTAATACTTTGATGGAATTGTCGTATTGTTTGTAACCTTCGTACTTTTCTTTAATACGGTCATAATCCATACCTTTTTGTGCCAATACTTTGGCTTCATCTTTAGATAGATGTTTTACTTCTTTTAAGTAATCAATATCTAAGAATGTTTCATTTGTAGGTTCATCAGTTGTAGTTTCAATTGGTGTATCTTCTTCTACTTCACTTTCTTCTACTTCACTAGGTTCATTTACTTCTTCTGCAAAGTCATCAAATAAACCTTCTTCGCTTTCAATTGCTTGGTTTAGCTCTTGATCGTTCATGTTTTAATTTCTCCTTATGCTTGGTTTAGCAATCTATAAAAACGCACCCATATGTTGTGCGCTTTTAGTAATGAAAAAGGCACATTGGGTGGAATGTGCCTAGCTTGGAGCATTGTGCTCCTTAATGAAAGGAAATTATGCAAAACCTATAAAGGCATTTGCTCATTTGTTAATGGTTGTTGCATCATTTGTTGTTGTTGCAAAGCCATTTGATTTTTTAGGTAGTCCATAATCTTGTTTTTACCTAAGATATATTTATCTGGAATAATTGATACATATGTGTATGGATCAATAACACCAGTTTGGAATAGTTTATCAGCTGTATTGATTTGAGCTATTTCACTATATTGTGCGCCTGCACCAATATCTACGTTTAATTCGTAATTGATTTGTCTTAATGCACCAAAGTCCATAATAGCAACACCATCATCGGTGATGATTGCTCTTACACCATAGTCACAAACCATCATATCTACAATGTTTCTAACAACATCTTCCCAGAAAGTGTAATATTGTTGTCTTTGTAGTTCTAGTTTTGAGTTTGTTGCTTCTTGCAAGGCAATGATAGCTGATGTGTTATCTGGTTGAACATCACCCATTGAAGTATCACTTGAACCCATACCTTCTTTTACTTTAGAGATAACATTATCTGCTAAAGGTAACATTTGGCTAGATACATCTGGTGCTTTGATGAAATTTAAATATTGACCACTTAGATCCATACCGATAACTGCTTGTTTTTCATTAGCAAAGAAATCATCAATGTTAATCTTGTTCTTATCGTATAAGATCTTTGGTGTGCCATTCATCAAGGCATTGTATTGTAATAATGAGTAAGTCTTATTAATAAATACTTGGTTTACAATGTTTGCACTAAATGGTGTCTTGTAAATATAGGAATTCTTAACTTGATCCCATCCAAAGCATGAAATAGGATATCTTGTATAACCCATATCGGTATCTTCAATTAGGAAAAGGTTTTTAGTTGATTTGCACATATGCACAACACCATCTACCTTGAAATATGTAAGTAAGACTGTAACTAAATCTGTTGAATCATCATTTACTTGTTCATAATCGTTATCTGGTTGAATTGAATCAATATCTTCTTCTTTTAAACCTAAACGTTTTGCTTCTGCTTTAACTTGATGTTTCTCTTGTCTTAAAGAAATGATGATATAAGGTTGTTCTTGAATGTTGTTGTCATACATATTGCCAAAATACATTCTTGTATTTGGAATAATTCTAGACTTGATAATACCTTTCATATCTTGACCTGTTTCTACATTTGCATCAAACTCGGTCAATAGAAAAGCACTACCATCAACAAAGGCATCTTTTACAATTGCTCTTGCATTTTCCTTAATCTTTGCTTGTTCAATGATTTTTTCTACTTGTTTAGCAAACACATTGACAGTGTTTAAATCTTCTTGTGAGTTAGAAAAAGGTGTCATTGTAACACTAACATCGTTACTAGATACTACACTAATTTGTGATTTGGCTACTTGTTGCAAGATGTTGATAACAGGTTTTGGCATATCTGTCTTGATTTCTTCACCATTAGCACCAATCCATTGGTTGCCATCGTAAAAGTTCTCATTCTTCTTTACTTGCTCAAATAAACCATTCTTTGTGCAATAGTCTTTAATTCTTTGGTACTTTTCCCAAATTCTATTTGGATCTTTTGTAAACATTGCTATTCTCCTTTGTAATCAAAGAATGCAGCTACCCCTTTAACATAGTCTTTATTTGTTTCATCCATTGAAGGTAGTTGTTTGTTGTCCCTTTCGTATGAAACACCTAATTTAAAGCCTATTAATAACATAGCTACTAAAAAAGCACCAATTAAGGTGCTTGTTAAGATAATTAATATAATTTCCATTTCTAACCCTCATAATCAAAGAAACTATCATATTCTTGTTGTTTCTTCTCTTTCTTTTTGCTAGGTAATTGGTTAAGACATTCATAAGCAATTGCTAAAGCCATGATTAAGTCATCGTGTGTTCCTTCACTTGCTTGGTCTTTACCATTTACTCTAACCATGCTTAAAGCCTCGTTAAGCGTGTTTCTATCGTTGATAAGGTGAATACTCTCTCTAAAGATTTCTTTCAAATTAGCAATGATATTCTCTCTTGAGATATGAGTTGTTCTAAAACCTATTTTCTCTTGGTAATTCTTGCCAATTTGATCGTAAGTTTCTCTCATATAGTAATCTTCATAACCTAATCTTAATAATTCGTTGTTAACATAGGTTGTAAAGTTTGTTTCTATTGATACTTTGGAATTGTAATAAGATCCAAGACAATAGATTTGTTTTGTGTACAAGTCATCATCAATTTGTGTTCTAAGTGTTGCTAATTGATAACCTTGTCTATCTAATACGTGGGCAGTAAAGTAATCTAAACCATCACCAGCAGGATCACCACCTAAAGCAGTATTGTCACCACTTGGTTCTTGGTAGATATTAATCATACCTTTTTCATCATCTACCCATCTTATATTCGTGATCCTCAAACCATCATAATCGTATTTGAAATACCCCACTTTAATTGGTGGTTTTATAGATTTAAGTCTATTCAAGATGATTTGAGTATTAAATGTAGAATTACCACTTGTGATGAATGCTTCTTCTGGTGATATTGGGTATTCTTGTCTAAAGCGTTCCTCATCACCATTACAGTTGTTGGCAATACACCACCTTCTCCACTCTAATTGTTCATTTGTGAGGTTGTATTTGGCTTTAATGTCTAATTCATACTTGGTTAGTTCAAAACCTGTGTATATCTTAACATAGTCCTTTTCAAAAAACCACGGGAAAAATATAGCGATAAAATCATTTTGCTTATTGGAAGCCTTTTGCCATAGATCATAGAAATAGTTAAACCCATTAGCTGTACTTTCAACAATTACAATGGTTTTTGGATCGTTTGGTACACATTGCATCAAAGACAACATTGCAGTATCTGGATGTTGCCAGAATGCTAATTCAGATACGTGAACATATCTATATGTTTGACCACGTGTTGAATCGTTTGCTACACCAACTCTTACACTTGATTTAAGTCCTGTGCCTTTATCGTTATCAAAACTTAATAATCTTGCGTTATTGTACTTTTGAGAAGGTTTTAGTATGGTAGGCAATTCATCTACCATTAACTTTGTCATGTTATATATAGAAGCACTAGAATCACTATCATGTGCAACTATAATTGAATCCGTATTGAATTGATTAGTGGTAAAGTATGTTATAAGACTTTCAGTAAATGTTGATATACCTAATTGTCTAGCCTTTAATACAATGATACGTACTGGTTTCTTACCATAATCTTTCTTTATTTGCTCATATAACTCGTTTTGAGCTTGATTAAAAGTTAAATTGACTAGATTTCCTTTCTTGGTTCTTATCTTGTAATAACGTTCTATATAGTCTTTACAAGGTAGGTTCATTGCTCTTTAAGAAATCTTCAATAGTCATTTGTGCTTTAACTTCGTGTTTCTCTATATACTCACCAGACATCTTGTTTAAAATATCTAATGCCTTTAGTTTGTTTTCATCTCTAACTTCTAGGTTTTGGATCATATGAGTTAGCCACATCTTTCTCTCTGTAGCACTCATAATTGCACTATTTGTAGCTATTTCTTTAAGTTCTTCGTACCTTTGGAGTACCTTTGGTGTTTTTAATAACTTACAAGCTGTGCTATCTATGGCATTATCTTTCCAATATTTACTATTAGGATATGCCTCAATATATGCTTCTCTTTGGCTTTTGCCCTTTACTAAAGCACTAACAAATATCTCTTGTTTACGTGTTACTTCCCTTGTTTGCATTGTCTTGCACCTCCGTTGGTTTACCGATTGTGTAATGACAAACGCTACATTCATAGTATGTTACGTTGCCTTTTGTTTTCTTGACCATTTCATGTCTACATTTCTTGCATTTAATAGGTCATCACCCCTTTCAAAAACAAAAAAGTTAGCTTTTAGCTAACTTTCTACACTACTATAATAACTTATCTAAATGGTGTCTTGATGGACATTCGCATAAATATTGCGTAATTCTCTATTGACTTTTCTTTGTAATGTTTTTTCGTGCAAATATATCTTCTTTGATTCATCATCATATGTGGATTCTTTTTTGCAATGAATAAGGTAGATTGCTCTCATTATTTGTTTGTCTTGGCACATATGCAATATCTTTGCGATACTTTTTACTTGATCAATAGCACTATTCATCTTCTTTTCTAGTTCATCTCTTTTATCTATTAGTTCAAGTATGGCAATATTCTTGCTTATTGGATCACTACTACCTTGTGTGGCTTCTTTATCATATCTAACAGCATGAACACCACGTTTAATATCTATCTCATAGATGTTTATGGCACATTTCTTAATTATTGAGCAATAGTATCTATATTCTTCTAATATATTCTTCATATGTTCTAAAGCAAATTCGTTCATATATTCTCCTTAAAATAAGAATGTCTGTCCACTTTGTTCAATATTATCTAGTCTATCTTTAGCAATATTGAAATAGTTTTCGTTTAATTCAAAGCCTATGTATTGCCTATTGGTTTCTTGACAAGCCTTACAAGTTGTTCCACTACCCATAAATGTATCTAGGACAACCCCCCCCTCTTGTGTTGTGTGAAGAATGTGTGTTTTTACAAGTTCCAATGGCTTTATAGTTGGGTGCAAATACTTATCTTTATCTTCTTTGTTTGTTGGCGATAAATAATATTTGTGTTTTAAATTATAACCATCGTTTAACATTACACCTTTTTCTCTAAAATAAAGGCAATATTCAATATCAGGTAAGAATGTATTATTTGTTGCTGGAATACAATTTTGTTTGCACCAAACTAATATCTCAAAATGTCCTAATTTATGGAAAAACATTAATATATCTAATATTTGGTCTTTGCTACACCATATAAAACAATTTATCTTTTTAAGTACCCTAACGTATTCATCAAGTATTTTGTAATCAATACCATTTCTAAAGTCTTTTATGGATTCAGCTAGTTTGATTCTAGCTTCTTCTTTCATCAATCCAAAACCACTACATCCCTGTAAATATGGAATATCGGTGTAAACTAAATCAATAC